AATTGCCCAAAAGTCTGCACGAGCGTTAGAGGAGAAAGCTCCTTTAACGTTCTCCCAGATAAAAAGACCTGGTCTGAGCTGAGCAATGAGGGCAATTGCGTGCGCGATAAGGCTACTTTTGGCTCCTTTAAGCCCCGCTCTTCTTCCAGCAAGTGAGAAATCGACGCAAGGCGAACCGAAAGTGATAATGTCAATGTCTGTAAAGTCTCCTCCGTGAAGAGTGGTAATGTCTCCGATGTATTTGGCATGTGGAAAATTGTATTTATAGTTAGCAATAGCGTGTTTGTCTATCTCACTAAAATAGTGCTCTGTAAATTGGTAGCCTGCTCTCTGAAATCCGAGTGCAAAGCCACCAATCCCGCTAAAAAGGTCAATTATTTTCATTTTTTATCTGTTTAAAAATTATCTTACTACTTTTGCCTTATATAGCTCGTTGGTCTCTATCGGTTCCCATCGTTTGTTCTCCTCGTTGTACCACATCAGCACCCTGTCCTGATCGTATCTTATGTAAGGAGACTCCCAGTTGTTTTCTCGTATCCATTCGTA